ATGCTTCCAGCACTCATGAACCCGCCCTTTGTGGCTGACATCTTTCTGCCACCAAGGAACATTGTCAAAATCGGAATGAGACTAAGAAACGCACCCTTACCACTGAACATCGTCATGAAACCAGCAGCCTGCTTGAACATCATGGTGAGACCACCAATTACGTCATTTATGATTGGCAGAATATCGAAGAACGCCTTCTTCAGGCCTTGGCTGAAATCAGATATCCCAGAAATTAATCCACCAATTTTATTCCCAAATTCAAGAACCTCACTTTCATTCTCAAGCAGCTCTTCCCTGAATAGCTGTATGTTGTCAATGCCGCCCTGTTTGATTGCTGCCCATATTGGGGAGAAAGCTTTTTCAAGAACACGCGCACCATCAATAAGTGGTCGCATGTATTCAACCATCTTCCTCCAACCGTTGGTGAAAGAGCCCCACCAACTGCCAATTCGACCAAAGAAACCTTGTGTTTTTGGCAGCCATTTTTCGATGACATTTACCATGAACGAACTAACTTTGTCCACACCGGCTACCAGTGAGTCCATGAACGTTCCGGTGCCGAAGGCAGATGTGGCAACCATCAGCTTTCTCAAATCACGAGAGATGATGTTAAATATTTTTTGCATTGCTACTTTTGCTGGCTCTAGAAACTGTTGTCCAAAGTCAGCAAATTGACCCTTAATTAAATTAAAAAATGCTTTTGCTTTACCAATAAGCGTGTTGTTAACTGCGTCAAACTGTCCGGCAACTCCACCAAATTCTGCAAGTTTTCCAGACATAATCAATTGCTTGAGTTGGTCTTTTGTTTTTACGTTTGCTTTCTTTAGTGCTTCTGCCATTTCTGGGCCGACAGCATTTGCGGCAGCCTTAACATCAGAAAGACTCTTCTTTGAGTTTGAAAGAGATTCAATTACTGCTGCAACTTTTTCAGCAGCTGCAGCAGGGTCTTGACCCGCAGAACCAAAGTCCATTAAATTCTTAAACAAACCAGTACTCGCATTTATCTGCGGAGTACTCATTGTTTTTGACATAACTGCATACGACTTGTTCAAGGCAGCAACACCAAGTCCGGCGAGGTCCGCGTCCATTTGCAAGGCGCGCATTGCTGCTCGTGCCTGATTTAGCCCGGAACCTAGTTCTTTAGCGCCTTTTCCTCGGTAGGCGTACATCGCCGCCTGTTGCTCTCTAATAGCGGCAGCAGCAGTTGCAATTGCCACGGTTGCCGCCGCGGCACCTCCGGCAACTATCTGCATAGCCCCTGAGTATGCTTTAGCTATAAACTTTCCAGCAATAAATAAGGCGTGTACACCGAGCATCGCTGCTCCAAGGAGGGCCATTTCAGCAATTACGCCCTTAAGGGCAAATGTTACAAACTTCTTTAGAACCCCACCGAAGGCCTTTATGCCTTTGTCCACAAAGTCAAAGTGGCGCTTTAGTTTCCCTGTGCTTTTAGTTAAACCTTTATCCATTTTGTCTAGATAGGTATTTACGTCACTGCGCCCAGACGAGAACTTGCCAGACTCGCGTTTGAGCCTTTTTACGGCCTGCGTGGTTTTCTCAATAGCTGTAGTTCTAGCGTCTACATCTATTTTTATGACGATTTTCTCGTCTGCCATACCTTTACTTCTCCATGAGTTTTAAGTCACGTGAGTGTAAAAACGTTCGAGCTATACAGTGCCTTTAGGCCTGCTGAGTCTTCGACTTGCGCTCTTGCTCTTCGCGGTCGTTCGATATAACTTTAGCACAGGCGAGCCTAATCAGCCAGTCAGTGTCGTCTGATTGAAGGATTTTTATGGGGTCTGTCCCGAACAGTTCTCCAAGTCGAGCAGCTGTTTTAATTTCTGCTGAATCGACTAGTTCGTCGAAGACCCCTTCGAGGGGTCCACAGCATCAACCGTATCCGAGTAGCCAGCTGCGTCAAGAATTGCAAGAGCTGCTGCTTCAACGTGTGGGTCTACTCCAAAGAAAGCTCTAACACAGTCAGGAAGGGGACGGGTTGTTTCTGTCATCTCAAGAATTACAGGTGAAGCAAATGTGACTTCGTTTCCATTTTCGTCAAACACTTCTTCACCATCGATTTCAATTCCAACCGTGGTATGACCAATAACCATACATGCAAACTTTGTTGCGTCAAGGCCGTTTCTTGAGTCTTCACCAGCTTGTTTGCGCCAGTTGCGCATTTGATTCTGGGTGATGTTCGGACTGATTCGAACATGGACGCCAGGGCGCTCAGGTACTTCAAGCAAAACAACTGTTCGCTCAACCTTTTTTGAGATTGTGTTACGCAAACGAGCAAGTGCGGTATCTTCTACCTTGGCTGGACCATCGGTCTTGGCCGCCTTGCTCTTTGGCTGTGCTATTTGTGATTCTTCTGATGTGAAAAGTGGATTGTCGCTCATGGGACAAAACCTACCACACCCAGTTGCACCTCAGTGGAACTGCTATTAAAGAAGGATTAGAGGGTTGGTGACTCTACGTCTTGGATTGCGAAGGTCAGAGCAAATGTTGCTGGAGCACCAGATGATGAGTCACCATCCGGCTCGGTTATGCCTACAAGGAGGGCCTTGTAGTAAACGCGGTCTGTTCCAGGAACGGCTAGGTCGCAGTCAAAAACCTGAACTGTGACGTCATACTCTGCGCGACCAACCAACGGGCGAAGGCGAGCAATCTTTTCTGCCAATCCGGTACCGAGGTCACTGGCGACTCTGTCTGAGTCATAGTGGGCGGTAAGCGTGATGTCTCCGATTTCCGAAGGAGCGCAAAGAACCGTTGGACGGAGCTTTCCACCTTCATAAATCTTTTCAACAGAGGCAGTGATTTCTCCACCTGACACCTGTGCGAACTTGAAGTTCGTCCACTTTGGGTGCGTCTGGTTCACTGGCACAATACTTCCAAGTACTTGCCTTTGAGAAACTTTTGTATTTGGCATGCTTTATTCCTCCGTTAAACGACTGACGCCGTAAGGTTTGACTTAACAATGTCGACTTCGATTTTGTCACCGACTGAGCTAGTGCGTACACCAACTTTTGCTTTCACCGTTCCACCAGCAAGCTGTGTGGTTGGGTTGAGAGCAGCATTGCATGTTACGGTGAATCCGGAGTCAATCTTTCTTCCGTTGGCGTCATAGGCCTCAAAGAGTGCGCCAATGTCGCGAAGCGGTGAAAGAATTGCAATGAGACGCGATTCGATTGCTGAGAAGATTGTGTTTCTTCCATCAATCGTGCTGAAGACAAGGTCTTCAAGCGTTCTGCCAGCGTCAACAACGATTGTGTTAATCGTGTCCTGCGATGTGATGTATCTAAAGTTCTCATCATCAGCTGAGCATGAACGAGCACCGTAAATTCTTACAGAATTTTGAATAATTCTGATTGCGTTTACGTTGCCGTCGTCAAGTGCATCACCAGTTGTCTTGTTGATATCAACTGCTGTTCCGCTTACGAAGCGAGCTGATGAAAGGAGGCCTGCGGCAGGAACATGCGAGCCAGTTTGATTGTGTGCTTGTGCACGCTTTGCGGCTACGTATCCAACTGGTGGAATTGTCCGTGAAACACCAGGAACTGTGGTTGGAACAACCACCCATGGGTGATAAAGGGCTGCGTGTTCTGCGTTGTCTTCTGCTTGAATGTCAAGCGCCTTTTCAAGAATTTGAGCTGTTGTTGCATTTGATGCGCCATGAAGTATGGCAATTCTGCTATTTGCATTTGCGTGAGCAACGAGCGCATTCGTCATTAGCGACGCAAAGTTTTCTGGGCATGTTACAGCTCCAGCTCCAAGAGCTCCGTTGAACGCGTCAAGAGAGTTGATGTAGTTTCCTACAACCACGTTAGGACGCTGGTCGTCACCTGCGGAAAGTGCTGTTGCTTCAATTGCTTCTGGTAGCGTCGATGCTCCAGGAGTAACTTCTGCTGATACATATTTCGTAGCAATTGAGCTTAAGTTAATCCGGCCGACAGCTTGAGCTGCAGAAGTTACGGTGCCAGTTGAGTAAACAAGCTCGTTGTTGTATGAGATATTAATTTTGAAAGATGTTCCTGCAATTACGTCCACAACCTCAACGTCAACATCCTCGCTCCATTCTCCAGGTCCATTTGCTGTAATGGTGATAACGTCTTGCTCTGTCGAGTCAGCAAGGATTAGTTCACCAGTTGTGGCCGATGCGCCAACCGTGCGAGCGATGTAGGCCTGCGTGCCGCCTTCTTCAAAGAAGGTTTCAACGGTTGGGTGCAGGTATGAGTATGACTGGTAGCCACCAAAAATTGATTCGAAATCAGCAATGCTCTGAACCATGGTTGCTTCGTCTGCTGGACCGCGTTCTGCGAGACCAACAACAAAAAGCTGTGATGACTCACGAACCGTTGCTGATGATGGACCTGTTCTTACTGCTGTTGAAATTACTACACCGGGCATTGGACACTCCTGTTGCTCGTTTTAGGATTGAAATCCCGTCTATTGGTTCAATTGTACAGATGCAAAACGTTTATCTAATGCAACTGTTAAAAAGATTTGAATTAAACGGTTATATGTTTTAAACCTTTTTTATTGTACTTCACAAAGGTTCGAAAGTAGGGAGACTATCGGTCAATGGAGTATTTACTACTTCCAGGTCGATTTCTGAAACTTCACCTATTGGCTCTCTGGTGACTATCTCGTCT